CGCAGATTGCTACGACCGCTTATGTAAGAGCTGCCATATCCGCATTGGTTGGTTCATCACCAGAAGCTCTTGATACCCTGAATGAGCTTGCCGCAGCACTTGGCAATGACCCGAACTTTGCGACAACAATGACAAATGCGCTGGCAGGCAAACAGCCTCTGGATGCAACTTTAACCGCTCTCGCTGCCCTTGCGACTGGTGCAAACAAACTGCCTTATTTCACTGGTAAGGATACGGTAGCTCAGACTGATTTAACGTCAGTCGGTCGCGATATTCTGGCTAAAACAAGCACACTGGCCGTTATCCAATACCTTGGTTTAAGAGAACTCGGTACCAGCGGTGAAAAGATCCCCCTGTTGAGCACGGCTAACACATGGAGTGCGCGCCAGACTTTCAACGGCGGGATCACCGGGGCACTGACAGGGAACGCCGACACCGCGACGAAATTGAAAACAGCCATAAACATTAATGGCGTCAGGTTCGATGGTTCGGCTGACATTACGTTGACTCCTAAAGATCTGGACGTTTACAGCAAAAGCGAAATAGACAATAAAAAAGGGATGCGAAAATACACTTTTTCAGCGCCTGCAAATGCAGTAAGCGGTAAGTGGTATCCTATAGTCTTTCGCCGATCTGGAGGCAGTACCGATGAATTAGCCTCACGAGTTGTGATAACTACTTATTCCTCAGCTGGCGGATACGCCATGAATAATTGTGAATTTAATGGGTTTGTTATGCCTGGCGGTTGGTCTGATCGCGGTTCATATGCGGCTGGTTTTTTCTCAATATATTCTACTGCTGAGCGAGCTATACACTCGATTATTTCAAGTGTGAAAGATGACGATTTGTGTAGTGTATTTTACGTTGAAGCCAGAGCATTTCCTATCAAGATATTTGCTGAGGAGGGCTTGAACGTAATTGTTCCAACTACTGACTATACCGTTGGTCAAGCCACCTATAAGTGGGGGGCCACAGATCCAGTAGCAGAAAGTACAAATACTCAAACCATTCTGGATTTTAAAAATGGACGTGGTTATTACTGCTCACATCAGTTTGTTTCAAGCCTTTCAGGAAATGCAGCAACAGCAACGAAATTAGCAAGTTCAATAAACATAGGTGGTGTATCCTTTGATGGTTCAGCCGATATAGATTTGCCTGGTGTGAATACAAAAGGTAATCAAGACACTACCGGTAATGCAGCGACAGCGACCAAGTTGCAGACAGCATGTACTATCAACGGCGTCTCGTTTGATGGTTCTAAAGATATTGAACTTAACCCACGGTCTATAGGCACGATCAACTCCACAACAATGTCTTTTAGTGGTGGTGCTGGATGGTTCAAGCTGGCAACTGTAACAATGCCACAAGCCAGTTCCGTGGTTTACATAAACCTGATTGGTGGCGCAGGGTATAACGTTGGCTCCCCGCAGCAAGCAGGCATCTCTGAGCTGGTTCTGCGTGCAGGAAATGGAAATCCAAAAGGTATTACTGGTGCATTATGGCGACGGACCTCGGTTGGATTTACTAATTTTGCATGGGTGAATACATCCGGTGATACCTATGACATTTATGTAGAAATAGGTAATTACGCCACAGGTGTTAATATCCAGTGGGATTATACAAAGGATGCAACTGTACAAATTCATACATCACCAACTTATACAGCGAATAAACCAACAGGCCTGACAGATGGAACTGTATATGTAATTTACAGTTCGCACATTAAACCGACTGCTGCTGAGGTTGGGGCATTGTCATTATCTGGCGGTCAATTGAATGGTGCATTGGGTATCGGAACATCCAGTGCTCTTGGCGGTAACTCGATTGTTTTGGGTGATAATGACACGGGATTTAAACAAAATGGCGACGGTAATCTGGACGTTTATGCTAATAACGTTCATGTTATGCGCTTTGTCTCCGGCAGCATTCAAAGTAATAAAACCATAAATATTACAGGGCGTGTTAACCCCTCGGATTACGGTAACTTTGATTCTCGTTATGTAAGAGACATGCGACTTGGTGGAGCATCTACATATAAACCAGCAAATAACACCTCGACATGGACGCATCAGGCACCATCAGGCTGCGTTTATACTGGCATTATAGTCCAGGATGCCGGCTCGAATTCTGCCGATAATATTGGAGGTGTATATTACAGGCCGGTTCAGAAACAGATTAATGGAACATGGTATAACGTGGCACAGGTTTAAATTTATGCAGCATTTGATCAATATAACAGCGGGTAATCCAAAAACAGTTGAGCAATACCAGCTGACGAAACATTTTGATGTCATCTGGTTTTTTACAGAAGACGGTAAAAACTGGTATGAGGAACAAAAGAACTTCCAGGATGACACGATAAAATTAGCGTATGACAAAGATAACATCATCCGCTATGTGGAAAAGGATGTAACAGCTATCAGACCGGATGGATTAAGTGTTGTTGAAGTGCCGGATATTACTGCTAACCGACGTGCCGACATTTCTGGTAACTGGATGTTTAAGGATGGCGCAGTTATTAAACGTATTTATACGGAAGAGGAATTACAGCAGCAGGTAGAAAATCAGAAAGCCAGACTTCTTGCTGATGCTGAATCAGTCATTCAACTACTAGAGCGTGCAGTAAGGCTGAATATGGCAACGGATGAGGACCACAGCCGACTGGAAGCATGGGAACGCTACAGCGTTCTTGTAAGCCGCGTGGATACGGCAAAGCCAGAATGGCCACAAAAACCTGAGTAAAAATAAGGCCCGATAACGGGCCTTTTCTCATTCTGGTTGTTCGGGAAACGTTACTGGCAGGATGGAGGTATCTGTAGATTCTACTTTCTGCGCATATAGCATCCACGCGGTTAATTTCTGTTTATTCTCATCGGAAATGATGCCCAGCCGTAGCTGTGAGTCCCACAGTTGGGTTTTATCCCTGACAAGTTGCAATAGGCTTTGCTTTTCATTTTCAGCTTGTTGCCTCTGTTCTTCCTCGGTATAAGTTCGCTTTATCACTACGCCATCTTTGAACATCCATTTACCAGAAATGTCAGCACGGCGATTTGCAGTAATGTCAGCAACCTCAACCACACTTAAACCTTCTGGATTTATTGTAGATACGTCTTTATTTATAGCCACAATAACTCCATCTGATGTGTAAGCAATTTTTATAGTGTCATCCTGGAAGTTCTTTTGTTCCTCATACCAGTTTTTACCGTCTTCAGAATACAACCAGACAACACCAAATTGTCGCGTCAATTCATATTGTTCAACAGTTTTTGGATTACCTGATCTGATGTTTTTTAAATGCTGCATAATTAAATACTTCCCGCGTTATACCATGTACCATTGATACAATACTGCACCGGCCTTGCCTGAGTTGTATCAATAAGTTCGTCCTTATTTGAGTTAATTGAGGCAGTAACAACATAACCAGATTTATCGTTCCATCCAGGACCATTCCATGTTTGCACAGACGATTTTGTACCTAATCGAATACCTGTAATAAATCGTGAATTACATTCTGCTTTGGTATATGCCCCAACATCTCCCGCAGATGGTTTACGTGTTGTAGTATAAAATTCCGACCAGTCGGCTTCAAAACCATAACCGTCACGCGCAGAACGATAATAAATACCGCCGTTCTTATAATTCACGCGGAACTGAACAGCCGGACAACTACCAGCTCCCATATAAAAATGGAGAATCAACGTAGATGCTCCACCAATATTAGCGTTATAAACCCCGCTAATCGAGTTCCATCCAACAGCTTTGTCATTTCCAACTGTGCTTCCTGTCTGCCCTAAAGCAAATGCAGGTTGCTGGTTTTTTGTGCTGTAGTCGCGCCGCCAGCCTGGGGCGTAATCTGCACCATGGTTTATATAAGTAAATTGCGCATTAGTGGTGCCACCTCCGGTGGAAGTGCTTGGTGTTGTTACACGGATGGTCATGGCACCTTTATTACCCATAACCTCAATAACGCAACCTGCAAGATGAATAGTTCCACAGCCAGTATCGGTTATAATTTTATTATTGCCATACGACCATGAACATTTGCACATCCAGTATGGGTGATTGAATGCCCCTTGAGAATCCAGCCATTCAATCAATTGTGCCGTTGTCCAGTTCCCTGCACCTGTACTAATAGAACTGTGAAAAGCGCGACATGCACCAATATTTTTTGTGAAGGTATCTTTTCCTGGAATATCTGCGCCGTTCTGGTTTTTCTGCAATGCGCCTGAAGCCTGATTTATCGTTTCCTGCAAACCGAGGTATTCGATAACGGCAGCAACGGTCGATTTCGCAAGAATATCCCGCCCGACTTTTGTCAGGGTTGCCAGGCTGGCGACATCATTCCCCGTAAAATACGGAAACTTGTCTGCCGCAGTAGCAAGCCCGGCCAGCGCCGTCAGGGTGGCATCTTTCGGTTGCTTACCCGCAAGCGCGTTAGTCATGGTGGTCGCAAAATTCGGGTCGTTGCCCAACGCCGCAGCCAACTCGTTCAGCGTATTCAGTGCATCAGGCGACGAATCCACGAGGGCAGCGATCGCAGCCATAACATAAGCCGTGCTTGCGATCTGAGTATTATTAGTCCCTTTTGGCGCAGTTGGTGTTGTTGGTGTTCCGGTCAACGCAGGACTGTTTAAGGGCGCTTTCTTGTTCGTTTCATCCATTACCGCCTTAACCGCTTTCGATGTCGCGGCCAGTGTTTCAGACGTGCTGTTGGTGGCACTACTGAGCTGGACAATCCCTTTTTGTGCTGTCGTGGCGTCCTGAGCGGTATATTTTGCGTTAGCAAGATCATACGCGGCCTTTACTGCTTTCGGCGTTGCAGCCTGCGTTTCAGACGTGCTGTTGGTGGCGCTACTGAGCTGGACAAGGCCTTTTCGCGTCGTGCTGGCATCCTGCGCAGTATATTTACCGTTAGCAAGATCATACGCGGCCTTAACCGCTTTCGGCGTTGCAGCCTGCGTTTCAGACACGCTGTTAGTGGCGCTACTGAGTTGAACAAAGCCTTTTGCGGTCAGCGAGGCGTCCGGGTGACGTCGTGACTGTTCATGCTCTTTCAGTTTGTCATCCACGTAATCCACTGTGGCCATCACCATGGTGTTATTCACGGTAAGCGCCACGGTGGCAGTGCTGGATACGGTCAGAATGGTGCGAAATGTTTGTGCGCGTCCGGACCCTTCGGCAACGATTGGCTTGTAACTTTCGGCAGTATTGCCCACCGCGATCAAATCGCCGTTCTCATCAAACACACCAATTTCCCGGATCCAGAATCCGCCCGTTTCAGGAGGAATAAGCAGCTCCGCAATAATGCGGTTCTGATGTGTTGCGTCCAGGATGACGCGATTAACAGTATGTCGCCACACCTCATGCACCAGACGGGTCTGCTTACTGTCTGGTGTGGGCAACGTGCCGCCACCGTCGCCCACGGCCATATGAGTCAGGCGAACAGGCTTACCATCTGGCTCGGCTGCCTGAGCTAATTTTTTGGCACCTGTATCGGTGATAACGGTTTTAAATTTTCGTGTTGTGGTACTCATGCTTAATCGTCCGGATAAATGGTAATAACTTCACCGTCATAAGTTGCCGCCGCTGCGAAAATATCCCCCGGAATTTCCTGAATGATATTCAGCCCTGTCATGTGGCGGCTGACCGGACGGGCATCAGCAATCAACCGCTCCATTTCCAGATACATTTCCTCCGTCACGCCACTGTCCAGTGTGCCGACTTCAACGGTAAATGTTCCCGGTTCTCCGCCGAACTCCCACCACTCAGACACGCGAATGAGGTATCCCAGCGGCTCAATGGCCCTGCGCAGTGCGCTGATGGTCCCTTTGTGTCGGTGTATCAGCCATGCATCACGAATCACCTGTCGTTTTGTCTCTTCCGGCCAGTTGCGATCCCAGCGGTCAACGGAAAACGCCCAGGCGAGATAAGGCAGCAGATGCACCGGGCAGGTATCCGGCGACCACAGCGTGTTGAGGTCTACCGGGATGTCTGTAATGCGCGTTCCGACAGCTTCGGCACAACGCATGAAACTGCTGGCTGATGGTGGTAACAGTGAATTACTCATTGCGCCCACCTTCGCTGATGGTGAACGACTCACAGCGCGCCGCCTGTATGTCGCTGATGGCCATATTCTGTGTGGGTTCGATTATCTCCACGCGTTGCACACCGTGCACATGCAGTGCGGCAGCAATGGCGGACAACGCCACGTCCTGACCGATAAGCCCCTGC